TAAGCGCTTATCACAATCTGATCGCGATACATTGTATGAGGCTCGTATTAACCCTATTGCAAACTTCCCTAATGAAGGAGTAGTAATTTGGGGGCAAAAGACATTACAGGCTCGTCCAAGTGCATTAGACCGTGTAAATGTGCGTCGTTTGTTGATTGCAGTTAAGAAATTCATTGCATCTTCAACTCGCTATTTGGTATTTGAACAAAATACAAATGCAACACGCAATCGTTTCTTGAACATCGTTAACCCATACATGGAACAAGTACGTGCAAAACAAGGTTTATATGCTTTCCGTGTAGTAATGGATGCAACAAACAACACACCGGATTTAATTGATCAAAATATTTTATATGGTCAAATTTTCCTTCAACCAACTAGAACGGCTGAATTTATTGTATTAGATTTCAATATTCAACCAACAGGAGCTAGCTTCCCGGAATAGTATTTGGTTAAACAACAGAAAAGGTAGGACTTCGGTTCTACCTTTTTTACTTTGTTGATATTTATTTTAAAATAAATGAGGTAAATAAAATGGCTTTACAAGATCAAGTGAATAATGCTGGTACTAATTATGAAGATTACGGCTTAGATGTAAATTTCTGGCAAGAAGCATATTCATGGGAACCAAAAAAACAACATCAGTTTGTAATGCAAATTGATGGAATTCCAACATATTTAATCAAAGCATCTGCAAAACCTAGTTTATCTAACGGAGAAATTACATTAGATCATATCAATGTTCAACGTTATGTAAAAGGAAAAACAGTATGGAATAGTATTTCAGTTACGCTTTATGATGCAATTGTCCCTTCAGCAGCACAAGCTGTTATGGATTGGGTTCGTAATCATCATGAATCATTAACTGGTCGCGATGGGTATTCTTCTTTCTATAAAAAAGATATTCAACTTGTACAGTTTTCTCCTTTAGGTGAAATAATTGAACAATGGACACTTAAAGGTGCATTCATTACAGAATCAAATTTCGGTTCATTGGATTGGTCAACAGAAGATGTCGTTAACATTGAAATGACTCTTCGTTATGATTACGCAGTACATGAATTTTAATATGTGATTACATGGTATTAATGGGGGCTTTTCGCCCCCATTTTTTATGTACGTTGATATTTATATAAAAGTTATAAAGGATTTATATGAACAATGTTACTAGTACGATTCAAGATCGAAGCATAATTGAATTAGCAAAACAAAATTACGAAAAACAACAAAGAAATAAATTTCCATCAATTGTTGTGGATCTTCCTAGTAAAGGATTGATTTATCCTGAATCTAGTCCGTTGCGAAGCGGCACTATAGAAATGCGATATATGACTGCATATGATGAGGACATCTTAACAAATTCTACATACATTAAAAATGGAATAATCTTTGATAAATTGTTAGAATCATTAATAACAACTAGCAATATCAATGTTGATGATATTTCTCCAATTGATAGAGAAGCATTGATCATTTCGGCAAGAATCCATGGTTACGGCAATATGTATCCCGTAACTGTAACAGATCCTTCTACGGACAAACAAATAGATAAAGAGATAGATTTATCCAAACTAAAATTTCGAGAATTCAATTTGCAATCAGATGAAAATGGAGAGTTTGATTATGTTGCAGATAGCATTTCATTGAAATTTAGATTTTTAACAATCGGATTAACCAAGAACATTGATCCAGAACGTGCTATTTCAGATTTAATGTTAGCAAGCATACAAGAAATAAACGGCAACCGTGACAAAAATTACATTGCAGATTATTTGAAATATGAAATGCGAGCGGGCATTGCAAAACAATTCAGAGCATATTTAAATGACAATATGCCAGGCATTGATTTTTCAATTGAGATAGAAGGTGAAAATGGAGGCACCTTCACTGCTGGATTTCAACTTGGAACAGACCTTTTTTGGTTTTAAGCCGAAACATCGAGTACAACTTCACGATAAATTGTTTGATTTGCTTTGGGCCGGCGAAGGTCGGTTTGATTGGGATACTATATACAATCTGCCATTGCCCATAAGAAGATTCTGGGTTACTAAAATCAATAAAGAACGAGAAGAACAAGCTGAACGAGCCCAAGCTGCACTAGAAAAAGCCCAAGCCCGTAATCCTCGAACAAAAAAACCTTAATTAATATTTATATTAAAATAAGGATCCGTGAACAATCAAAACCACATATTGATATCAAAATTAAAACAGCAACCTAGACAAGGTATGGCTGACGGACTAGAAAGCCGCGCAAAAGAAGTAACTAGTACAATAAAAGATTTAAAGGAAAGTCTTCCTACATTATCTAATTTATCAAATGAATATGTAAAGATTATCGATGCATTCTCTGGCGGAGCTGCTGATTTATCAATGGGGTTAGGTAAAGTAGTTGCTATACAAGAAAGCTTTGCAGCTGGTATAAATAAAGTCGTTAAAGACATAACATTTTTAGAAGAACGTAATTCTAAATTAAATACTAGTTTCGGGTTATCATCAAAATCATCACAATTATTTGCAAATAAATTGCGTACATTGGCAATAGCTACTGAAATTAGTGCAGATAAAATGTTTGATTATGCCGACGCACTTCGCGGAGTAACTGCAGGTTTTATACAATCAACAAAAGGATCAGACGCATTTCGAAATAAATTGTTGAAAAGTCAACAATACATGAAAAATAATCTGCAAGTAACGGATGCTGCTGCGGAAGGTTATCAATTTTATGCTACTACGCTTTACGAATCTACAGACCAAGCATTGGTAATGCAAAATAAATTAGCAAAAACTTTAAGCGATGCTACCGGAATTGATCAATTATCAATACAACGAGATTTAACAGAAGAATTAGGAAATTTATCAGCTGATATGCAATTACAATACAGCAAGATACCTGGTTCTCTAGAATTAGCAGTATTAAAATCTAGAGCATTAGGTATGAATCTAGAAACATTGAATTCTGCAGGTAAAAATTTACTAAATATAGAATCATCAATTGGTACAGAATTAGAATATCAATTACTTAGTGGTAAACGTTTATTGACACAAGATGGCAAAAGTTTAACTAATGCGTACCGTATGGCAACCATACAAGGCGATGCAAATAAACAAGCAGATTTAATGAATCAGTTCATTAAAGATCAAGGCCCAATGCTTGAAAAGAATTTGTATGCTCGCCAAAAGGCAGCTGAATTGTTAGGTACTGATGAAGCAACATTAGCTCGAAGCATTCAAAAACAAAAACTAATATCAAAATTAGGTGCAGAAGAATTAATGCGTCTTAATCAAGGCGATATGACTAAAGTTGTTGAACAATTACGTGCTAAAGGCGGCGTTAAAGAATCAGACATTGCAGAATTATTAAAATCATCAGATACTCGTACTACCGCACAAATAACAAATGATTATTTAAAAAGTATCGATGAGAAAACAATTAAAGGAAAACCAATTGATGTAAATGAGGTCCGGTCTACAGCTAAAGCAGGCGTAAAAGGATCAGAAAATTTAATAACTTCATTTTCCGGGGTTGCTCAAGGCTTAGGTGCAGCTACAAAATTTGGAGAAATTGTAACTGGACTTAATACGCCATTAGAAAAACTTGCTAGCAATATTCCAATTCTTGGTGATGCAATTTCAAAAGGTATTAAGAAAATCAATGATGCTGTAACGATAAATTTACCATCATCAGGAACAACAACTACTGCTGCCGAAGATGCTGTAATTATGAATGATGGAATTGTAAAGTTTCATCCTGCAGATAAATTTATGCAAGTAAATGATTCAACTATGATTGCAGGAACCAATGTAGATGGAAATAAAAAATTGGCACGAGCCATTACTGGAGGAGGTCAAAGTATTGATTACAACCGATTAGCTGCAGCAATTGCTTCGGCTATGCAACATGTAAAAGTAGAAGCAACAGTTAAACCAGATATGTTATTTTCTGCAACTAAAATGAATGATAGGAGACGATTCTAATGATTAACGGCAATACATACAGTGTAGATTGGAGTCAGTATCAAAATTTGTCAACGGGACTATATAAACCAACTTACGGTGCCGGCAATAAATACAGTACAGATTGGAATTATGAACAATATTTAAAAGGAATCCCTAGACCATCGATTTGGTTTGTTGATCGCAATAACGATGGAAAACATGATTTTGATGTAATACCAACGCAAAATTATTTGTTAGCAAAATCTACAAACATACAATTGGGTAATGTAGCCCAACAACTTACCGGCTTAGCTATTGGATCATTAGCATCATTTGGGGGCATACCGCAAGTTGCACAAATTGGTCAATCTATAGTTGATAGCAGCAATAACTACTCAATTCGATCTACATATGCCGTTGCTGATCCTAGAAATAATTTTAGTATACCAGGCGTTGAATATCCAGATTTTCGTGCAAGAAAAGGATATAAAAATCCGTTAGAGATTAGATTAGACGGCGCTAGCGCTGCTACTAGAGGAAGTATCAAAGCCGCAATATATGCGGCTGCTAATGCTTCATATGTAGGTCCATATTCAATCTTTAATTTAGATGGCCAAGGTAAATCTGGATTCGGATGGGGTGATCACGGAAATCCATATGCATTGAAAAATGATTTTACGGCTCAAAGTCATGTTGCAACAAAATGGGATGTATTAAACGAAGAATGGATACCAGTAAGCAATCCGTTAAGTGTAGCTACTGCTTTCCGCGGCGACAAAGTCAATGTTATTGATTTTGGTAAACGCAATTTAAAAGAAGCATACCAATGGCGTCCAAAACGTCAAATACTTGGAGCAAAATTAGACAAATTGGGAATTACTCAAGATTTTATTAAATTTTATTTTACTGGTCCGAAATTGCAAGCCGGCAATGAAATTGATACTGATGATATCATTGTATTCCGTGCTATCATGAACAACTTAAGTGATACATTTTCACCATCATGGACAGCACAACAACTAATTGGTCGAGCTGACCCGAATTATCATTATACGCAATTTACCAGAGACT